CCCCGCTTGAAAGTCGGACCAGTGATCCGGTTTCGCGGATATCCATGATCCGACTGACGGGGGCATCAATCACCGGCATGCGCCGTTCATCCTCCCACCCCAAACCATCGCCACTGCGAAAATCAAGATCCAGCAGTGCCGAGGCGTTTGATCGTTCAAACGACGCGCGCGCGGTTTCAGACCGGGTTTCGGCGGCCTCCGCCCGGTTGGCGGCATCTTGTGCCTGGGCTGCCTTCGTGCTGGCATCGGCGATCTCTGCGCCGGTTGGACCATTGGCAAGCCCATCCCCCGCCGCGTTCCAGATCAGGGCGCGACCGGGTTCAATAACCGGCAGTTCTGCCGATGCCGGTGCTTCCTGATCCGCGCCAAAGCGCAAGGTACCGGAAAGCGCGCGATCGACATCGCCAAGGGCAGCGGTCATGAAATCAAGATCACGATTAATTGCGTCCCCTCGCGGGATCGACATGGCATCAAAGGCACTCAGGCGGCGCAAATGCAACTGCCGGGCAATAGTGATGGTGCTGTCATTTTTTGGCGGGGTTTCAAACCGCACCACACCGCCCCCGCCCTGATCAGCGGGCGTCAAGGCGATGTGAAACCCGGTATCGATTTGCGTGCCATCAAGACTGACCCTTACGTCGCCTGCATCAAACACATCAAAATCAAACGGAAATTCTTCCCGCGCGCCATCGCCGACAAAGGCAATGCTGGCGCGAACCTGATTGGCAAAAACGGCACCCATCGCTTATTCCCCCTTTAATACCAGCCATCGCGCTTGGAAAACCAGGCATTGAGCCGTGCAACCGTGTCATCCTGTGCTGATCGCAACAGCGACTTTTCGCGCCAGGCGGCCTGTTGATTGATGCGCGCGCGTTGACGCGCTGTTGTATCGGCGTTCTGGTCGGCATCCTGCCGGGCGGCCTTTTCATAGCCCGCCAGCACCGCACTGGCCGATCCTGACCCACCGGCCATCAGGCCCGATGCCCCTTGCCGGGCGCGGATGGTGGCCTGACGCCTGCGCAGATCTTCTTCGCGTTTGCTGGCGTCTTGGCGCGCACGTGCTTCGATCTCTGCCAGATCGGATTGGCGGGCTGCCTCGCTTTGAGCGATCCGGCTTTGGCTACTGGCCTGATCGGCCGCGATGCGTTGTCCGGTTTGCAGCACCGATGCCGCCATCGGCACGATTGATGTAAATCCGCCCATCAGTCATTCACCCCCATTTCACTGGCCGCACCAAGCAACAAAAAAGGCCGGGGCAAGTCCCCGGCGATGCGCCATAATCCGCTTTTAACTGTCCCCCCACTGCCCCGCCGCCAGCCCAGCGCACGCAGCGTGACATCCCCGCTATAGCGCGCATCCCCATCATAAGGATTCCGCATAAGCGCGACATCACGCCACCCCCGACCGGTATCAACGCGCAACTGCCCGGTTTCCTGCAAGCGCAGGGTCACAGACACCAACCGCACGGCATTGCCGCCATGCGGGCGACTGCCATCCGATGTGGCGGGCGGCAGGGCATAAATTTCATGAGCAAAGGGCAAGCCGACCTCGATTTCGGAAACGGCCCCTATGCTTTCGGGCAAGGTGATCGTGCCCCCGGCGACAGGCACATCATGGGCAATAAGGCCATCGTGCCAGACAGAAACATCAAGCCCGTCAAGCGGATCAAGATTGCCCCAATGTCGGCGGGGCGGCTCGCCATCAACCACCGCCTGACGGCGATCAAGATCAAAGCCGCACTCATCATCAAACACGCCCAGAACAAACCGCCCCGCACGTTCCAGAGCGACATAAACATCCCCGCCCGACACCGAAACAGAGGTAAAGGCAAATCCCGCAACCGATTGCGATGACCAGGCGGTGATCGCCTCACTGCGATACAAAGTCAGGGTCGCAAGCGATCCGTCCTTCATCACCACATGCAAAAGCCGCCGATCCGGATCAAAGGCCTGATCGACGGGATGATGGATCAAATGGCGCGACAGCAACGCCAGATCGGCCGAGCCATAGGCCTGCTCGACATCGGTAAACAAAAACTCACGAATTTCGCGCCCGCTCCGCCCGGCAAAAAGCGTTGCGCCATCAACATTGACCAGCGGCACGGTGCGATCGCTCTGGCTGCCGATACGGGTTTGGCGGGTGATCTGCACATTGGCCGGTGTCAGGGGATCGCCTGTCACCATCCATTCCGACCCGCTGGTAAAAACCTGCAGGTGCCGTCCGGCGAAAATGCCGGTGATGGCATTGACCTGATCGGCCAGCAATGCAAATTCGATTGCCTCGTCGTCAAGGCCCTCGCCCAGCTCGAAATTGAACAGATCGCCCGATTTCGACATCCACAACCGGTTGGGCAGATCGCGCGATCCGCCAATGATCAGGCGATCCTGATGGAAGGTCACACTGCGCGGCCAGCCCCGCACATCGGAGAAGGCCTGCTCGACAAAATCGACGGTGGCACTGGTATTGGGCAACGCCTGTTTCAGCGCGATGGTGGCCGTGCGGGCGTCATTGACAGTGGTAATTTCGCCCTCGATCCCCTGAAGGCGCCAAAGCGTCCCGACATGGCCTGGCACAAACACGTCGATATTGGCCGTCACCGTGACCGTACCACTGGTGCCAGACGGGGTCAGGGTTGCTGCCGGATCGACAAATTGGTTTCCCGCCAGGCCCACAGGCTTGTTTGCCAACTGCCGTCGCCGGTGCGCGTGATCCTGACTGGCGGGGCCGCGGGATGCACCACCAGAAGCGTATCGGCACTTTGGGTCCAGTTCAGAAGATCATGGTGCTCAGGCCCGAACGTGGTTTCAAACCAGATCGTCTCGACCCCGTCCTCAAACACCAGCGCGCGTTTATCCTCAAAGGCCAGAAGATAGGTCTGCTCGGTATTGAATTCGAACTGGATCAGGCGGGCCGGGCCGGGCAATTCATCAATCAATCGAATACCCGGGCGGCGGCGCACCCCGCCCGATGGCTCGATAAATACATTGCGCAGGCGTGCCGCCCCGTTGGCATAAGCACTCAAATCCGACCGCCCCCACAATTCCGGCGCCAGTTCACCGGTCGAAAAGGTATTTTTCTCCAGAACCCGACGGGCCATGGGGTGCTCCCTCATTGAATAAAGGTGATACGCTTGTGGATCGGGATTCCCGCCTTCGCGGGAATGACGATGGTTCATTGCGAATTTATCGGCTCCGTCATCCCCGCGCAGGCGGGGATCTATGGCTGCATGCTCCGTGCCCCTACCCCCGCGCCGCAATCAGGGAAAAATCATCAATTGCCTGCGGGGTGGATTGCTGTGCATCAGCAAGCCTGGCTTCGCGCAACTGATCCTCGGCCCGCTTGAAAAGATACTCTGCCCGCGTGCTGCTTTCGGTCAGTGGCAGGCAAAATTCCGCCGCCAACCGTGCGATCAGCGCCAGATCAAACCAGGCCGGAAAGCTGCCCTCGGGCAATCGTGCGACATAGGACAAATAGGCGCTGTCGCCAGCCACCTGCACGGCCTGATCACGCAATTCAAACCGGGCAATCTTGCCGCCGTCATTTTCAAGCGACAGCAAACGGATAAAATCGCGCGGCAAGGCAAACAGTGCACTTCCATCCTTGGGCGAGCTTGCCGCGTCCCCCTCGGCCAACCGCGACAACCAGGCCCCTCGCCCGGCAAACCGCCAAGGATAGCCCGCCAGCATCCCGTCGCGCACGGTGGGATACAGCATCCGGGCAATCTCGGCCTCGGCGACGTCTTCCTCGAATGAGGAAATCGGTGCCGCCCCGATCATCACCAATGCCCGTGCACATAACGCCACATCACTTAACGCCATCACATCCCCCAACAACACCAATCAGGGGACGACCGCGAAGGTCAGACAGTTTGCAACTGCCCACACCCTGAATAACAGTTGGAATTTCGCATGCGACCGGGGTGTTTCCATGCATGGGCAGTCTCCGTGGTTGGGTAAAAAGAAACCCCTGCAACAAATGTCACCGGGGCAAGGATGAGGGAGGAAAAAGCGCGGGTTTAGCTTGGATCAATCGGTGTTTGACGTGCCGACTGCCGTCATGTCGCGGACATCAACACCGCCCGAACCGGAACTGGCAACGACGAACAACCCGCCGGACATGGTGGCGTCGCGGTTGGTGTTGGCGATGATGAAATCGCCGACGCGTAGCATGTCGCGGGCCTCAAGGAAGTAATCGGCGGTGTCGACGTCGGCGGCGACATCCGGGGTGATGTAGTGCCACAGGGTAAAACCGTTGGCGTATGCCAGAACACTCAAGTTTCTGGCTTTGAAACCTTCTGCCATTTTGGGGCTCCTTTGTTGTTTTGAGCGTGTGGATCGGGATCCCCGCCTTCGCGGGGATGACGTTCATTCCATGCGATTGTTCCGGGCACCGTCATCCCCGCGAAGGCGGGGATCCCGGGCTGCAGGTTCACTCAGATGTCGGCGTTATTCCTGCGTCTGGATGCACACCACCCCATCGCCATCAATCAGGGTTGCGCCCTGGCTCATGGAGTTATTGACAAAGTGGGCGGCGTGATCGCCATGCCAGGTGATATCGGACTGGACCTCGGACCCAATCGCGTGGCCGATGGCGGTGCGGTGATACCAGAAGCAGGATCGAATTCCAGCTGCCACCGGAAGGCCTGAATGGGGCATCCAAAGGGTGCCGAGCCAGCGTTTGGCCTGCGTTCCCTTCCACGGCAGATCGTCATCACCGATATAGTCAGATCGTGAAAACTCATCGATCAGGAGCAGTTCCGACCATTGTTTCCAGCCAACAATGGCATAACGTTGCCCGTCATCGGGCACATCGCGTTCGCCAAGGCCTTCGAACGCCATCATCACCTTATCAAGCGTCATGCCCTCGGTATTATCGGGCAGAACATCTGTTGCCCCGACCAGCGCATTGATGATCAACTCGTCAGTCTTGCGGCCCAGCGCATAGGCCCCGGCATTGGCCAGCACCATCTTTTCATCATGGTTGATTTTAAGTTCATCAAGCGCATCGACCCAGTCGCCAGCATAGTAATCGCGCAGGTCACAGCGGACCGCCTCATGGTCGACATTCATCACCGGCACCTTGCCGTGCCGCGCCTTGGTGGTGGCCGTGCCCTTGCCGACTTTCTGGAAAACCGTGGTCGCGCCCTTGATCGCGTTTTTCACCCGCACCGTGTTGCGCAGCTTTGATCCCATGCGTTGATAGGCCTGATGCACATCGGCCTGGAAATGGTCGATGAAGCTTTGGTCAATCGTGGTTGTCATCGTTGAGGATCCCCTTGTTGTCATTGCGTTGCGACCATGCGCGGCCAGCCAATTGCAGCGCTTGCCACAAT